AGTTTAACTACTAGTTCACTATCTACTACAGTTACATTCCCCTTAGGGGAAACTGTAACAACTTCAAGAACAACTTGGTTGCTTTTGTTGATTGATAATTGGTTAATGTTTTTATAAATGTTAGCCATAGCTAGTCCTTTAATTTAATTACTGGATTAGATTAGTCATTAGTGTACCTATCCTAGGGACACCTAGACCTACGTTTCAGCTTTGCTGATATGGTAGGTGTGACAACTTTGGTCATCTCGCCATCTATTTCCTCCATTTTGGAAGTTTTAGCGTCAAGAGTGACAATTACATCTTTTGGATCCGCCTTGAGTAACTCAATGGTGGATTTACTTCGATCAAGTAGGTCTTTTAAAGACACTTCTTTTTCTTTTGATGGGTCTGACTCATGAGCGTTACGCTCAAGTTTATATATTTCATTCACTCTTTGAGTGTATGAACTAAAAAGCTCTTCAAAAGCCTCGAAATCATCTTGACTAGTTAAGTTCTTAGAGAACTCAATTAGGAACTCAGCATCCTCAAAGAGGTTCTGCAAATTGTTTTCAGTTAGGAGTAACTCCAATCTTGAAATTAGTGATTCGTTACTTTCAGTACGATAACCGGAAGAATCTGAAGCCCGTATATGGAATATACGGTTCCCTGCAGATCTGAACCTATTAGCGTGGTATCCACGTTTATAGTTCAAATTTACTGCTTCCCGCACAAATGATTCTAAGAATGCATAGTGTGGAGCGGTGTAATCAGCGCTTGATAATATCCAACTACTGATGTCGTTTATGTCATTTTTAATTAAATTAAGTAATGACTGAACACCTAATTTCTTCAAACCGCCACCCTTAGAAGCTAAGGTGTAGCGATATATGGTTTGATCATCTAAGGACTCGGTAACCTTCTTGGAAGGATACCGCCTATTTAATAGATCAAATGTCTTAAACCAACTCTTACCATAATAATTTATGGAAGAGGATAAGGAATCGTGACTTAGTCGCCATTCTTTAGGTTTATAAGCTGGAACTTGTGATGATTTGTCAAACAAAACACCACAGAATTCACCATATCGATCAGAAATTACAGACTTTTGTTTGTTAATTTCCACTCCCCAGTTAGCCATGATATCATCATAGGCTATTGCAACACTTTCATCTGAGATGAAAATGTCATCACCGACCACTCCATAAGGGCGTCTTTGCAAGACTCTCTCATATCTCCTTCCATAGATAGATCTATAGAGGGATTGTACCATCTCTGAATGACTTAAAGTCGCCAGAGCAAATGAAGGACCTAATCCTTGGGATTGGCCTTGTTGGTAGAAAACCGTACATCTCTGTACGGGGTCGTAAAAATTACCTTCTGAGTAAGCCTTTATAAGGTCTGCCCAGGGTCCTAAATTATACTTGTTAAGTATATGGATTTGGTAACTTAAGGGGAATTTATCTGTAAATGACGTAGCGTCATAACAGTATAGAGTATCTCCGTTTCGGAGACACTCCTGAGCAACTTTTACACCTTGATCTTGATCATAAGTGTAGATATATGGATCAGCTTTCTGCATATTTTTGAGTATCCTTTTCAAGGGCTCAAAAACAATTTGAAGAGACAGGAATGGTTGTGCAACAGCACGATCCTTTCCACCAGATTCCATTATATGGGAAATTTTCCCAGATAATTGAGGTAGGTTGACATCTCCCACGAATTCCATGGATGAAATGTTCTTCTTAGAAACGGCTTTTAAAGCTCTGTTTGTAAGATATCCAAATTCTCTTATACCTTTATAGTGTAATAGAGTGGGTAATAGACTCTTTATGAGTTCTTTACCACGTAGAGAGCTCCGATTGTATAAAAATACTATTGGAGTAAAGTCTCTAGATCTCGGATCTTTAGACTCAACTGTTATTATAGGATGAATGAGATTTTCAAAATCTCGTTTACCACTATAATTAAATATCGGACTCTTTTTATCGGTTACAAAGTAACTGTATAAAGAATCAACATGGACTTCTTGAAGCGAAGCTTCTTGAAGTCTCCTACGAATGATATAATCTTTTCTAGGATTAATGTTACCCGTCCCACCCCACTTTATAAAAGTAGGTTGCATCAATGCATTATTGAATTTATCAATATGGTGAGGCTGTACTGAGTCAAACATGAAAACATGTTTCAAATTTATCACAGCATGAACCTTTTTGACCACTTTGTGATCTAAAGGAAGACTGTTGTCATATGCGTATTTAGCTGAATTAAGCGCGGATTTTATCCACGCTTCAGCAGGGACCTTAACTCGAGTACCATCTTTAAGAAGGTACCTTCTTGTTCTAATTCCGTGAGGTATTATATACTCCCCGGTTATTAAGGTATTACGGACGGAATCGGCTACATTAGAAATGTAATCGATAACGAATTTCTGACCATTATTCTTAAGTAACTTAGCAATAAAGCTAGATGCTTTAGAAGGGTCTTTGTAGCCAACACTTTTTAAGTGTTGGCACGCCAAATCTATGGGTAATCTACTCATAGTTTATCCTTTCATCCTTACGGAATTCGGTTGGATTAGTTATC